TTTGACAGATATGCTATTCTGCTTCCATTTTGATAGAATCCTAATTCCGTATTAGATAATTTAACAGCAAAGGGACTATTGCTTGCACCTAGTTCTAATACACCATCCTGAAATCTAGCCCACTGTGAAATTTCTTCCTTCGTAGCCAGACCACTTATATTGTCGGTAATACTTTTAATACTGTTTGTAACCAGTGATATAGAACTAGAATTTTGAACAATCTGTGATGATAACTGCTCTATCAAAGTTGAATTGTCAGTAGTGGTAGTCTGTAGTTTTTCAACCAGTGTAGTCAGCGATTCTTTAAGCTGGTTGATCGCAGAAGTATATTCAGTGGTAATATTCTGCTTCATATCATTGATATTACCAGCAAAATCATTAGTCACTTCCCATGTAGTACCGTTCCAGTATTTTAGAAGATTATCAGTTGTATCAAACCATAACTTAGTTTTATCACTAGGTGCAGTAGCACTACGAACCGTACCATCTGTACCGTCATAACAGTCTGTTAATGTTATAAGCGCATATGCTTTAACAGCCATAAACTATCCCTCTAACTGTGCTGTATAAGTCGCTTTATTATCAACATCACCAGCGTTAATCGTTAAACTAGAACCAGTTGCTACAGCTGTTGAACCACCATCTTTGTACCACTTAATCGTTCCTAGTGCAGTTAATGCACTGCCAGTAACTTCTACCCCACCCTTAAATACGCGAGCTGTTAAAGTTGTTGCGATAGCAGTATTTTTAAAGATAACTCCATTTGAAGATTTGATTGCCATAGTGATCGAATCTGCACCATTAGCGCCATTTCTTGAGATAGAATACGATACTGCTGTTTTATTGTCTGAATAGGTTACGGTTGTTCTAGTCCATACGTATTGACCGGGGTTCCCAGCAACTGGTGTACTAGACCATGAACCAGTTGGTACAGTAGTTCCGGAATTACTTGCCTGATATTCTGTAACCGTTGATTTAACTGTAACACTCGTACCATTTGTACCGTTTGTAGGATTTCTTGACACACTGTATGCTGTAGTAGATTTACCATCACTATAGGTTACTACTGTTTTTGTCCATAAATACTGTCCTGAAGGAACAGAAGGAATTGCGGTTGTCCATGAACCGTTTGGCGCAGTCGTTCCCGAAGTACCAACTTGATATGTTATGCTTGTATTCGATACTGTAACACTTGTACCATTATTTCCTTTAAATGCTATCGACCAACTGAATACTTTTTCAATTGTAACATCTTCTGTTTTTACCGGAATAATAACACTTCCGCTCTTAGTTAATGCGCTTGTTGCAGTTATCGTTAATGTTGGTTCTGGTGTTTTCCCATCTGAAACTATACTTAATCCCGTTGGAGCTGTAATATCCCCAACTGAACACACCATTTTATCCGAACCTCTTATAGCAGTTATTTTGCAAGTTAATGACTGAGTTCCTTCTACTGATGTTGTAGTTCCCTGAAACGTATAATTTTCATTACTTAAATGTATTGAATAGCCGTCTGTTATATCGACTACATCTTGCTCTGCTGTTGCTTTTATTGCCATTTACTTATTTCCTCCTAAAAATCTAAAAAGCATCTAAATGTTGCTTTTTCATTTATATCATTTGATGTTAGCGTTAATATAAATCCATTGTCCGTTAATCTAGAATCAGCTGGATCTAACGCTGTAAAGTCTGTTTCCTTAATATGTTTTACTTCCCAAAGTATCTTCGCTTTATCGCCAAAATAATTATACATTTTTTGAGACGTATCTATTATTTCACCAGCCACAAATATTTGAACTGTCATCGTAGTAGACACACCAGTATTTTTAAATATATAGCCATTTGAACTGTCTATTTTAAGAACTAATGCATCCTTGCCATCGATATTAAGCATAAACGTTACACTAAGTTTTTTTGTTGCATTTTTATAAGTTACATAGCAAATATATGTTATATATGGACGTCCTTTAGACATAACATTTTTATTTACTGTTAGGATACCGTTTAAGACACTCTCACCCTCTATTAAATCTGTCTCCGTTCCATTATTATTACGTTTCCAAACCAGTGTGCAGTTATTTAAATCTACATTTAATAATCCATCTAAAACCGCTGGGGTAATAACTGCTGGGGTTTCTTCCCAGTTTGGTACATAACCTTCATCATATGATTGAACTGTATTGACACCAGTGACATCCAAGAAACTGCCTTCTAGATTAGCAATGTCATTATTATCAGTTATGCTTATAGACAGTGTTTTTCTAGTACCAATCGGTAATGTTATTTCACAATAGAAACTGCCGTTAACATTTACATCATCAGGTGTTAATATTATCGAACGTTTCCCTTTGTGACTGTTATTCCAAGCTTTATCGCTTTCGCTATCACTCGATACTCTGTACCAGTTAAAACTAATACTGCTTATGTTGTTTGTTTCATCATTATTGCCATCATATACTTTTGCACTTAATGTAATTGTATCTGTTGGTTTGTTTAGGACAGTTCCACTATTATCTAAGGATACTAGGTATTTTTTAGCTTGTAGCTCCTCTTTTATTTCTTCAAAGGCTTTTATTGTCAACTCGCCTTTTTCGTTTAGGTAAAAGCTAGGATTGCTTATTTCACCCTCTGAATCACGTTTCCCAATCTTAATAACACCCGTCTGTAAATCAAGTTCAAACATTTCACCTTGCAATATACCAGTTGTAATAACATTTGCATTGAAATTACCATCAAGGTCAAAGGCTAAATTTTTAAATGTCTTCCCACCATCTTCAGAATAGCCTAGACCACCGGCTGTAAATCTCCACAAATGTGTATCATCCCTTAATTCAGGAGTATTCATGATAGTCCATCCTGAAGGAAAACCTTCGTCGTTCATATCAATTCTGTAATAACCGCCCTGATTGCCTAAAATTTTATCAGTAGTATTTTTAAAAGCATTTGTTAATGTGGCATACAGCTTATTTAGTTTAATGTCTGTAGGTGACTGATTCATAACTGTATCTATTTCAGTTTCACCTTTGCATGTTATGCTTGATTTCATACCCGTAAGCACTATTGTATGTTCGCTTAGCAGTACATTATGTAAAACACCATTTTTATCTTCAACTTTAACAATATCAGTTATTTCTAAAGCTGGGTTACCTCGCCACTCTACAGTACATGGTGTGTATGTAAAACCTTTAATCCGCTCAAATATACTGTCTAATATTTCTTGTTTCATATACGGATTTTCGAAAGTTATACCGAATCCATTTCCAGCTACCAGTACATTTTCACTATCACCACATGTTAACGAGTTGATTACTATGTCCTCGTCAGTAGTTCTGTTGAAACCGTTCATAAACTGCAAATCATAAGTTATCTCAATACCACAATCCTTGTACCAATATGCGATTAATTTATCGTCTGGATTTATTGTTCCATTACACCCCATTAAGCCCATCATATAGCCTAGGAATTGTTTACACGTCATATTATCAATATATCCATCAATTATAATGTCCGGTATATTTTTTATATCGTGCAAGATATTACACTGGCTACAAATATCATTTATTACATTCGATAAACTATTAGGGTATTCAATATCAGGTATATATGTTTTATTTAAACGATATGTGCTGTCATAAGCTACAACTGTTATAATGTCGCTATTATCTGATTTATCAATCTCAGCTGTGTAATATGTACCCTTACATACATAAACACCATTTACACCACTATAAATTTTTACTGTACTATTTTTTAACGGGATCTTGTTATCAGGCATTTTGAATTTGACAGTTGCTTTATTAGTATTTATTTCACCAATTTTTAAAGTTGATTCGCTACAAGAAATTTCGTCTAAAACAACAGATATGACTTCATTGATTAATTCTGTTGTGCCATTAAAAATAACTTTGGCATTGATAACTCGGTCTTGCGCTGTAACTGATGAATTAAATTCTTCGTTTGTATTAATCATGCTATCTCTACCTTTCAATAAAATTTAAATTAATCGTTTCCCATATCCAGCATTTTTTAACCGCATCATATTTAAATATAGGCATAGTTCTATCACCAACATAAGCAGTTATTGTTTTACGCTTGTTTTCAACTGGATCAGGATATTCTAAAGAAAAGAATACTGGTTCAACTGCTTTAAGTAATTTGCTAGCCATAGCATCTGTAAGACCGTTAAATGTACAAACAATCTTTCGCTTAACTGCTTTTCTATCTCTAAACATTTCTCCGTTTTGATTACGTCCTGAGCCTTCTTCACCGTCTAAATCATAAACTTGAAATTCTAATGAAGAAGGGTTGAAACCTACTCCATTAATTTTAATAACATCGTCCATTTCAATCCCTCCTTTAAATTAGCAACGGACTTTTACCCGTTTGTTTAACTATTCCATTGTTATAGTCCACTACTGATTTTCCAACTGCTTTTTTATCTATTTCAACAGTTGTATGAATCTCAAATTTACCGCCACCACTCATACCAGCCATAGCACTACGCATAGCGTTGTAAACACCACCACTTACTGCACTTACAATTTGATCGTTATTAGCAACTGCTGTTTTCTTACCAATGCGTCCTACTAACTCTGGACCAGCTTCCCTAGCAACGAACATTTGCCCCATATCAGGGAAACCACCGTTGGCAAACTCTTTAATACTGACAATGCCTTCACCACCAACAATTCCATTTACCAGCTTAAATCCATTAGTCTTACTTTTAAATTCAAGCCATGCCACTTTATCTTGTAAAGTTAATCTATTTAACGCATCTAGTTTGGATCTGGCATCAACATCGTCAGATTTAAAATATGCGATATTCTTTTCTAGGTTAGATTTAAATCCTTTACCTATTTCATCACCTTGTTGATCTGTTTTAATTTTTCCAGTCATTAAATCTTTAACTAGATTATCAATATATTCTTGACCTTGCTCACTACCATTTTTTTGTGCTTCTTCCAATTCTTGTTTCCACTGTTTAGCTTGTTTGTCACTACGACCAATGTTGTAATCATCCAGCACTTTTAGAAGCGCATCTTTTTGATTATTAATAAGTTCCTTTTCAGTATCTTTCGCTTTCTTTAAATCATTATACTGCTTTTCTAAACTTTCTTTTTCTTTATCAGTCATCGCATCCCACGCACTGCCTAATTCTTGTTTCATTTTTTCATAGCTTTGTTCGTGAGCTATTGCTTTCTCTGCAAGTTGTGTAATTACAACATTTTTACATTCCTGAGCATTCGCTTTTTCTTCCTCACTCATTAACTCATATTCTTCACCATGACCTTTAATTACGTCATCATATGCCATTAAAGCAGACTTTAATGTATCATATGTCATAGTCACTTCACCACTTTTACCAATGACAGAGCTATATTTACCGGTTAGCAGTTCATAATTTTCTACTAACCCTTTAACTCCATCTTTTTGTAGTGTAGTTTTTGAAATATTAAATTCTTGTGCAGCACTCATTTTTTCTAATGCATCTTTGTTTTCAACTGAAGCTTTGGTTGCATCATCTAAAGTTTCTTTAGCTTTTATAAAAGCATCTATTGCATCACGTTGTTTTGGAGTTAACTGACGTAATACTTTAGCATAATTTACATTTCCGTTTAAAACATCGTCCAAACTGATGCCCATCTCATCCAAAAATCCACTACATTCTTTAGCGATTTTGTTGTAATCATTTTGAGCAAGCGTTAATTTACTTTGTACCTCGCTTTGCTTTGAAAGTGCTTTTGTATATGATTCCTCATTAGCTTGGATAATGTATTTTTGTTTTAACGCTTCGATATTTTCTAAAATTGCTTCCTTTGATTCCAACCATTTTAAATGACCGTTTTCAATCTGCACTACTGTTTCGCCACATATACTATTTAACTCATCGACTTTCCCTTGTGCATTACCAATTTGTTCTACATTACCTTCACCAAGCGAAATAAGTTCTTCATAAGTGTTTTTTATTTTTAAATAATCTCCTAATGAATCTTTGATACCTTCGCTAGCATTTTCATTAAGTTTTCTTTGTTCATCGGCTAATTTTTTACATTCTTCACCTAATGCCTGAGACTGTTCGATTTGTTTTTTGTATTTATTGTTTGTATCATCGGTTGCACTTGCAACTGCCACTAATGCTCCAACAACTAATCCTAAACCACCAACAACCGCAACTAATGGGTTGCTAGCTAAAAACGTTAGTCCAGTGCTCAATAAATTTGATGCTCCAAACGCACTTTCTGCTTTTGTTGCTAAAGAACCAAAACCTAAAGATACCGCTTTAAGAGGACCATCTATTGAATTTAACTTACTTCCAAAACTAATTAATGATGATATAGCATTACTCGCCCCAAAACTTGCACTAGCCCAGTCGCTCATTGCTTGAGTAAATCCAACCGATTTAACAGCACTTACAGCGCTAGGAATTAGTTTTAATGATGTGATTATTGTATTTATTTTTGTATTTGTGCTAACTAACTGGTCTACCTTCCACGCTGTTATAAATGCGCCTACAGCAGTAGTTACACCAGTCATCAATCCCGGAAATTTCTTAAACATACTACCTATTCCGTCTACTGCGCTCGCCAGTAAATCAATAGCTTTCAATACAGTGTTTCCAGCCATTTCTAATAAAGCTGTAGCTACTTTTTCGATTATGTTTATTGTAGGTCTTAACGCATCTAATACCTTGCTTAGCCCTTTAACAGCCTTAGAAAGACTATCGACCAAACTTGGTACTGCTTTTTCAATACTCCATTTAGCTAATGGCTCTAATACATTTTTATACCCGCCATATAGCAGTTTACTAATAGTGGTGCTCAAATCTTTAAACGCATCTGTGAAGTTTACCACACTTTTTACCGCTGGTTTAAAATCCAAAGTATCAGATAGTTTAACAAGATCTCTTGATATATCGTCAATCAATCCCAAGAAAATATTAAATGAATCCCATAGGTTTTGAACTATTTGTGTACCGTTTCCAGCTTCATCCCATGCTGTTCTGAACTGTTTAGCCAAATTACCGACTGTAATATTAATGTTGGTTATGATGCTGAAAATATGATCCATAGTTTCCTCACCAGTTCCATTTTGCCAAACAGTGCCGAAACTTACACCAATACTATCTACCAGTTTTCCTATTTCGGTCCATTGATACTCGATTGAATCAAGTACACCCTTACCGTATTTGTTCCAGCTGTTAGTAACTGGTTTGAACATTTCAGCCATTTTTTTAGCCAAACGTTCCATCATTTCATTTGTTTGATTTTCCAGTCCTTTTAGAAAATCATACTGTGGCAGTTCTATATCACCTATTGAACCTCCGCCACCAGCTCCTCCTGAACCTCCACTTCCCGAATCACTGCTGTCATCAGGTTTGTTTATAATGTTAAGTTCATCAAAGCCCATTAACTGTTTCTTTAATTCTTTTACTTTATCGGCTGTTCCACCTACTGCATCGCTTGCACCGTTAGCGCTATCTTCTACATCGTCTAAAGCCCCTCCACCGCCAGCAATACCGCTGTAATCGATTTTAGGCAATTCGAACCCAAAGAAATTAGCTATCGTATTAGCTAGAGCAGTAAGCCACTGTACTGCTATCTGTACATATGGAACAAGCTTGCTTATGAACACACTAGCAATATTCCCCACTGCACGTTTTAGCATTGTAAACTGTTGTGTTAAGATACGAACTGCATTTGCTGGTGTTGCGATTGTACGAGCCATATCGTTGAATACATCAACTTTGCTCGCGTTATTCATTATGGTTATGTAACGCATGATTGCTTGAGTGTTTTGATCCCATTCAGATACTGCGCCTTCAAGTCCATACTTCAAACCAGTCTGTTTAACCATTGCAACACTTACGTTGTTACCATAATCCTTAAGACCTTTGATTTGTCCACTCATCGCCGAATTAATCTTATCGAACGATTCACTAGGATCAACATTCATTAACGATGAATAATCGTATGCTAACTGTGTTAGGTTTTGCGACATGATCTGTGCCTTGTCACTGGCTACATCAAAACCAGTAATAAGGTTATTTAACCTACCTTGAAAACTCATCCATTCACTGGTATCAATCCCCATAGCTCCTTGAACCTTGTTTGCGAAGTCTAAAGCGCTTTGAGTTGTTTCGTCCATTGCAACATTGAATAGGTTTAAGTTTTCTACATATCGTGATGATTCTTCAAAAACACTCGTTAAGGCACCAACGACACCTTGGATTACGAATGTCATAGTTCTAAAACTGGCTACTGATTTACCTAATCGACTCATTAAGCTGCCACTTGTTTTGCTTGCTTTAGATGCACTTCTTGAATAGCTTTCCATTTGTGTGGTTGCTTTTTTTATGTGCCATGGTAAATTACTAAATGCTCTTCCCAGTTTAATAGAAACACCATTAAGCGGTTTGATTGCATTTGCAAGCTGTTTCATTTGTGAAGAGAATTTGTTAAAGTCAACATCGGTTAGTTGCCTTGAAATTTCAGGCAGTTTTTTTAACTGATTAAAGAAACTTCCTAAATTTGTCTTACCTAAGTCCTGTAACGGCTGTATTGCGGTTTTTAGTTTGTTAATATCTTCTGTAAACTTATCAAACTTAGTATCCCCTAAATCTGAAGCAATAGCTTTTACATTAGAAAGTTCTTTCATCAGACCAGTAGCACCAGTTTTAAATCCATTTAAGCCTTTAAAGCCTT